AGGGGGCCAAGCCGCAACACAGAATGATGTGGAAATAAATCAAACTATTCAGTCTATTACTTCGCAGACGACGCAGCTGAGCAACTATAATAAACTCGTTGATGAGACCCTTAATAAAAATGACGGAACTATAGTTATTAAAGGAAACGTCGGGAAAAATGCCGACATTACGATCGACCAGGGTATAGTTGCTAAAATAGTTGCGAAAAATGTTTTGGAGTCGGTCGCTACACAGATCATGGATAATACGACGATAGCCAGTGTAATAAACACGGCTGAACAGACGGCGGCGGCAACTTCCAAGAACCTTTTAGACAATCTGTTTGAAGGTATTGCCAGTATTTTCGGTATTGGCGCCGATGTTGCCAAAACCTGGATTATCGGGTGCGTGATCGTTCTGTGTGTACTCTGTGGAGGTATACTCGCTTTCATGATGAGCCCGGCGGGTCAGGAGACGGCGACGACGGCGGTATCAGCGGGTGCCAACATCGCCAAGTCTCGGTATGCTTAAAGTTTAGCAAGTAACGCGCCGAGTCTTTCTTGAGCTAAATTGGTCTCCGACGGTCCGATCGGGCCTACAGGACCTGTTGATACTTCGCCCCCTCCTCCACTCATCATCATCAGAAGTATCAAACAACAGCAGCAACACAAGCAGAAAATAATAGCACCAAAGGCCCCCTTTTGTTTCGTTGGCGTCTGTAGATACTTGTCAACAAACTCACTCTTGCCTCGCTTAATGATCAAATCACTTTCATTAAACGTGACACCCCCCTCGTTACACGTGCCATTTACACACCCTTGGCGCGGAGGGCCGGATGTTGTTGGAGGTGGTGGCGCACCCCCGCCAGTTGCGGGGGGCGACCCGACGGTTACAGTCTCACCGGATCTGTCTTGTGTGGAAGTCAACTGGCTAGGAATTGCTTGATTTGTACCGGCGGCGCAATTCTGCTGAATGTTAATGTCCCCTGAAATGTTCCCTCCCGCTTTGATACTTCCGAAACAAACAGTAAGTGTTGAATTACATGCCGTCGCCTGATACACGTCAGGGCGAAGCACTGATTGGCTTCCGGCAACGTCTGCTGATGTACACGCACTGGAATAACATCTTGGAATGAATGCCCTTTTTACATTCATAACAAATGGTGCGAGATTGGGCGAAGTAACCGAATTGAAAGCATCGTTAAGATATTTGAGATCATCACATCCGGGCAATGCCGCATCGGTCGTTCCACATCGCGTCAAAGGATCCACACCATCAGAACCCACTTTCACCGCATTCACACAACTACACGCCCCGTGATCGGAATGGGATGAACAATAAGCACGAATAGTAGCGATGACTAGAGTCTGTGTTAGTGCAGGTATATTTATACCCGCCGCTTCGATTGGTGTGCGTAAAAGCTGATTTATGAACCCCACAATCTCACTGTACTGACCCCAAGTATCTTTCAGGTCGGATGGCATATTCGACACGGCAATACCGGAGTAAGAATTTCCATTCACACCATTGATTCGGTCTAGAAACAAATTCGTCGCGTCTCTTGCAAGGTCTACACTCTCCCCGGTAATACACGTCATCACAAAATCGCGCTTGGATTTGTTCGTTATCCACGAAGGCCCTTCAGCCACTATGCGTTTAAAAAGTTCAGCGTCATAGGTTCCGGTTCCTTGGGTGTCGTAAAATCTCTTACATGTCGTCGTGTCCGCCTTGAGAGCAGTATAATTGAATGTAGAACACCTATCATTGCGCATCTGGGTTCTAGTGCCTTCGGGAAAAATAGTCATGTCAGAATCTGAAAAAAGCTTTGCATCAGAAGGAAGGGTTGTGTATGTACATTTAATCTTGGCGTTTGTTGCCGCCGTTCCCTTTGCGCCACCCGTTCCCTGTGAATAAACGAAACTGCTCGTCGTGGCGCCGATCGATGGACACATCGTCCCTGGGCCCTGGGCGGGATCTCGGCCACAATTTCTGGAATATTTGTTTGACATTGTAGACGCGATACATACAGCTTTATCACAGTAAGTACCACATGCCACGCCATCTGAAATAGCCGTCATGCCGGTTGGGCAATTAGGTTCATCATTGGGTATGGTGCATGGAGTTTTTAAATTGGCGCCACCCTCCGTCCAATTTAGAGGAGTTATATGATCCGTGATATATGGAGGCGGCATCCTCAGCTACTTTATTCTAATATAAAAATATCTCGTCCTGGAAATCCAATGAGAGGGGTCGTCCACACACCCTACTACGACTGGGACGGACGCAAGTACCTGGAAATTTTAATTGAAGGGCGCGTGACCCGTGTCAAGGTGCCCTTCAGGTACGGCCGCGTCATGTGTCGGGTTTTTGGAACAAAAACCGTCCAGGAACTTCAAAAGGGTGATGAAATTGAAATTGAAATTGAAAAGAAGGTCTGGGACGGAGTCAACCACTGGATCCTTGTGAGCTTTAGAGAAATTACCGACTCTTAGGGTAATGAATTCACCGACGGGAACCTCCGGTTCCCTGCTCACAAGAAACGGATATGTCGTCCAATCAGAAAACGAGTCTGAAATAAAGCGGGAACTCACTGTTAGACCACAGACAAATGCTCTTGGGTCTTCCGGGCCCGGGTTCGGTCCCTCCTTCAAGGTTTTCAGACAAGTCAAAGGGGAGCGGACGCTGGTCGTTCCCCGCTATTATGGCCTCGGGAGGTTCGGGCCGCCCCCCAGGGACACCCGCCCTGCTTGTGCTGGGGCTCCTGGGATTGTTTTCACTGGACGCCTACGAGACGCGACGCGACAACCAGAAGCCTTTGCAGCTGGAAGTAAAGCCTTTGAAGAAACGGGAGGGGGCGTTCTGTCCCTTCCCTGCGGATTCGGGAAAACTACGGTTGCCCTGGCTCTTTCGGCACAATTGAAGGTCCGAACCATGATCGTCGTTCACAAAGAGTTTCTCGCGAACCAGTGGGTCGACAAGATCAAGGAGTTTTGCCCAGGCGCCACCATCGGCCGCGTCCAAGGGGACACCTTTGACATTGAAAAGGATTTCGTCATCGCCATGATCCAGACGATGTCCCAGCGCGAGTTTGACAAGAAGGCTTTTGATTCTATAGGCCTTTTAGTTGTGGATGAGGCTCACCATATCGGCGCCCCCGCCTTTTCACAGTTCATGTTCAAGGTTTGTCCACGGTACACGCTCGGACTTACTGCGACGCCAGAACGCAAGGATGGACTTACGCGGCTCCTGTACTGGTTCCTTGGTCCCGAGTTCTTCAAGGTCGAGCGGGTCAATCAAGGGACGACAAAGGTCACAACGCTCAATTATACGGATCAAGCCTTCAAAGAGTCCCCACCCGTAACGCGCTTTGGTCAGCTTAACATGGCTGGTATGATCAACATCGTCACTGAACTCGAGGCTCGGAACGACCTCATCGTTCAGACGGCTGAAGACGCCCTCGCGGACGGGCGGCGAGTACTGGTACTTAGCGACCGGCGTGAACATTGCTTTTACTTACAAAATAGGCTAGGCTCTAATGCTAAACTCTATGTTGGTGGGATGAAGGAGAAGGACCTGGAAGAGTCTTCCAAGAGTCCCATAGTGGTTGCCACGTTTCAGTTGGCTCACGAGGGCCTGGACATCCCTGCTTTGGACACTGTGATTTTAGCCACACCCAAGAGCGACATTAAGCAATCTATCGGCCGTATCATGCGTGAAACGGCGGGTAAATTGAACGATCCATTGATTTTCGACATTGCTGACCAATGGTCTGTGTTTTTCGCAATGTATCGCAAACGCTTGAAGGTTTATAGGGAAGGGGGGTTCGAGGTCATTAGTGAAGCTAATGACCGACCGGAGAAACCCACCGAGGTTTTCGGGAAAGGCAAGTGTCTATTTTGAACCTCTCATAGAGTCCACGAGGCCGAGCACGAAAATACCCACAATAAACCCCATTAAAATGTAATTACACTCTGTATTGTCTGAAACTGGAAGAGGTCCTTTATTTACAAAAGCTTTTGAAGGCCGTACTGGGGGCCTGTCACTATTATCATCGAATGGCGCAAAGGCCACCGCCATTACTTAATGTTTAGAAGTTTTTTACGGGTAACACATCTCGGATGCGCCGCTGTACTCTACAAAGGAGACCCTTCGGGTCTCTCACTTTCTAGAGGGACACTTCCTTCTTCTTCGGCCGCCCCTTCCCCTTCCCCTTCACCGCCACCTCGCGCATGTCCGGGTCGCCCGCGTCCACGCTCACGATGTCAGACACGTCGTCGTCGTCCTGCCGCGCTGGGCGACTCATCTGCGGCTGTGGAGGTCCCATCATACCCATCAGCGACCCAAAGTCCATTCCTGGCCCGCGCATCTCGCGCCGCAGTCCGCCCGCGGGAGGCTCTGCTGAACCCGGACCGGCACCCGGCTGCGTACGCTGTACAGCATCCATCATGTTCTGCATCAGACCTGGGTTCTGCTTCATAACCTGAGTCACGTTCGGTACCGCCGCCTTGAACATGCTGTTCGTCAGGTGGAACATCATCGCCGAACCACCAACCATCATGATCAGCTTCACCTCTGGTGCCACCTGTACCTTCGTCTTGTACTTGTTGTACAGCTCCTCGAAGACGCCGTCGTAATCCTCGACGTTCTCCATGGTGTTCTGGGACCATCCGTTCAGTTCCACGTCGAACGGATCGAACTTGTCGTTCAGAAACTCCAGGCCCGTCACACAAGCCACAAGCATACGCCGCTGGAACTTGATGGAACGCTCGACATCGATGGAATACGTCATCCGCTTGTACTCTGTGCGAATCTCCTCGATGTCGCTGTAAATCGTCAGACGGGCGCTCGACTGAATACCCTTCTTGTTCAGCCGAGTAATCTTGTTCAGCAAATCAGCCTTCTCGTCCTCGATGGTCTTGTAGCCCTCAGAAGGCATCTGGTCGCCACCTCCGCCGCCGGGACCGAATCCATTTTGTCCCCCTTCTGGTCCGAAGCCTGCGGCTTCGTCCTCCTCCCCGTCATCGTACTCCTCATGCATAGGTGGAGGAGGCGCGGTCCGCTTCCCAGGGTTCATGAACATGTCCATACCGACATCATCAGGAGGATTCATGTCTTCCCGGGGACCCGCAGAACGCTTAGCAAATGGACTAGGTTTCGCAGGCTTGGGGCGGACGGCAATCGTCTTTTTCGCAGGAACTTCGATCGAGATTTCATCCAGCAGACGGGTTTCAGCATCGTCAAGATCCATAGGCGGCACGTCCATTCTGAAACCTTTTTAGAAAGGAAGTTGAAAGCTTTAACGCACTAAAAAAATATTAACAAAATATAAATGGCATTCAAGTTTGGCAAGATCTTTACCCAGGCTGTTATCATCGGTCTCCTCGTGGCTATCCTGGTCATGCTGGTCCAGGGCCGTGGCTCCACCTACGAGGCCGCCCCCCTGGTGACCGTGGCCGGCTCAGCCGCTGCCGCCGGTCCCTCGAGCCTGTCGGAGATTCCTTCGTCCCTGGAGTGCACCCCAGGCCCATCCGAGAAGGCGGCGTACTACACCCGTGGCCTGACCCCAGGTGGCCTGTGCGGTGACGGCGACATGATCCGCGAGCAGATTCGCGACTTTTCCATCGAGGGCGGCATCGGCGGCTCGCTGCTGGAGCGGACCTAGACCGAGACCTAGACCGAGTCCGAAGGACTCGTGATCCCGCAGGGGCGAAAACCCTTCGGGTTTCCTGAGTTACGCGACCCAAACCCTTCGGGTTTAAAATCTGTACCTAAATTAAATGTGTGACACGGAAGTGTACACCGTTCGTGTTGATTCAGTCTATGCTGCATCAAACACGAGCTTTGTGAGTTATATCAACATCCCTCTTCGTAACGTCATCAAGGCTGAGCTACTTTCGTGTAGCTTCCACGGTAACGCCACGTCGATCTCAACCAGTGCAATTTACGTCCACGTCGAAGAACTGACGTCCAAGTTTCTGGACCGTGGAAACCTCAGCTACGATTCCCAGGTGGCGGGTCAAATTTCGACAGAGGGCGTGGGACCCTATTTACCAATTTCAAACACGAATATGTTAGCAACCTCCCTGGTCTGTATCCCCTTGGCAGATGGCGTTCCTGACCATCGCACGATTTTCACGTCTGGCGGCTACTTCCCCGTCGAAGTCACCTATATAGAACCCATCAGACAGATTGAAAAGTTGACCATAAATCTACACGCCTCATCTGGTGGTCAGCCTACTATTAATCTGGGACCAACGTTCATGACTTTCCGGTTTACATGCTCAAAGCCCAACCGGTGCATGTATCCGGACCGTGACGGCGTCCCACTTCTGTAAATAATCACTACGCAACTAGTAGATGGAGTACATTGTGTATGTGGACTCTGATAATCGGAACCAGACCCTCTGGCCCGATTCAAACAACTATACTCTTCACTTGACCACCCCAATCTTGAACATATCAGAGGTTGAGTTGGTCTCGGCTCAGCTACCCGCCTTGGCCGCGTCCCAGTTCGTTGCCCTGGACATTGCAGAACTCCGCGCCCCGAGCCATCTCACGGCCGCGGCTCTCGAGGCCGCCGTCCCCACCTCGAATGCATTCAACGGCTCTTTTGCCACGATCCCTATCAAAATTACAGGAGACGCTGAATTTTACAACGCAAATTACCGGATCAGTACCGTGTATCCCGCTCGCATAGACAAACTGGACCGTCTGACCGTCACGTGGCGCCAACCGAACAACGGAAACTTGCTCATTGCCGGACGGAACATGTTTCTCCTAAAATTCAAAACCATTCAAGTCCCCATGGAACCAGAACGACCTCTGAGTCTGCCACCCCCAGTCCCGTGGAACAACGGTGACCAAACCAAAATGTACATAGTCGGGGGCGTGGCTCTCGCCGGTCTTTTGATAATAATATCAGTAAAAAACAGATAGACGATGTGTGACAGCATCGCGAATGGGGGCCCCAGGGCCGTTGCGTGCCCTCCTTGCCCCCCCGCAAACGTCATCATCGCCTCAAACGTCCTAGACACAACGGGAAACGTCATCGCCGGTAACATTATCGCAGTTGACGGAACCTTTACAGGAAACTTGTACGTGGCTGGTAATATTGTTTCAAATATCAGCTATTCTATCCTTAACGTTGCAGGACCCATTAATGGCGCGAGTATTTGGGGAACGGCGTATTATGGAAACGCCTACGGTCTTTCGAACATCAACGCCTCAAACCTCACGGGAACAATTTCAAACACGAACCTACCGGTCGTTGGCGCAGTGGGAACCTTTGGAGACTTTTCGAACGTTTCACAGGTGACCGTCGACCAATACGGGCGCGTCACCGCAGCGGCCAACGTGGCGATTCTGTCATCACAGTGGACCACGGTCGACGGGAACGTCGCTTACCAGAACGGCGTGTCCATCGGAACCCTGAGCGCCCCACCCGTCGGTTCCAACCTGTACGTTTTCGGCTCGGCCAATATCACGGACACCCTGAACGTTTCAACTTTGTACGTAAATTCAGCAACCGTCTTCGGTTCAGCCACTCTGAACGTTTTCGGCGTCTCGAATCTCTCGACTGTCCTGGCCTCACTGTACATCGGTGACGGTTCGGGAATTTCAAACCTTAATTCAAGTAATTTGGCAGGGAACGTTGCCACTGCCAACGTCGCCGGGGTTGTGACCAACCCCTCCCAACCCAACATAACCTCAGTGGGTACTTTGACCGGTCTCACCGTCCAGGGTCTCTTGATTGTTTCCAACGGTTCCGCAATTTCAAACCTTAATTCAAGTAATTTGGTCGGGAACGTTGCGGCGGCTAACGTGGCTACGAGCGTCACTAGCCCTGCTCAACCCAACATAACCTCCGTGGGTACTTTGACCTCTTTGACCGTCTCGGGGGTCTCGCAGGCGGGCCTGTTCGTCGGAAATGGTTCCGCAATTTCAAACATTAATTCCTCAAACCTCGTAGGCAATGTGGCACGAGCTAATGTCGCCCTGGTAGTTTCTCAACCGGCTCAACCCAACATAACCAGTGTAGGCACTTTGACCTCTTTGACCGTCTCGGGAATTTTGAACTCTAATTTGTTTACAGGAAATGGTTCCGCAATTTCAAATATTAATTCCTCAAACCTCGTAGGCAATGTGGCGCGAGCTAACGTCGCCCTGGTAGTTTCCAACCCCTCTCAACCCAATGTGACGTCACTCGGTACTTTGACCTCTTTGACCGTCCAGGGATTACTCATCGCCTCCAACGGTTCTGGAATTTCAAACATAAATGGATCGAACGTCTCGACCGTCCCTACGTCGCAATCAGTTATTACTCCTTCCCAGCCCAACATCACGAGCCTCGGTACCCTCACGGGTCTTTACGCCTCTGGAAATGTGTCCGCCCCCTTTTTCATCGGTGGCGGCAATACCCTGAGCAACGTACAGGTTTCGAACCTTTCGGGAACCGTCAACTTTGCAAACGTGGCCGGTTCAGTCACCAACCCTGCTCAGACCAACATCACAAGCCTCGGTACCCTCACGGGTCTTTACGCCTCTGGAAATGTGTCCGCACCCTTTTTCATCGGTGGCGGCAACGCCTTGAGTAACTTGCAGGTTTCGAACCTTTCAGGGACCGTGAACTTTGCAAACGTGGCCGGTTCAGTCGTCAATCCGGCCCAATCCAACATCACCTCGGTCGGAACTTTAATTTCCTTGTCCGTCCTCGGGTCTCTCATTGCCGGTACAATCTCAGGTGACGGCCAGGGTCTTTTCGGTATCCATTCGAACGCCATCATTGGAACGGTCGCGACGGCCAACTCGGTCGTCCAAGCCGCCCAACCAAACATCACTTCGGTGGGTACCTTGACTGGTCTGAACATACAAGGGTTACTCGTAGCCTCAAACGGGTCGGGAATTTCAAACATTAATTCGTCAAATTTAACAGGCACCGTACCCTTGACCACCCTTCCAACGAGCGGCGTCAATGCAGGCATGTACGGCTCGGGTGCAAACGTCTCCCAAGTCACCGTCGACCAGTACGGTCGCGTCACGCTCGCCAGTAACGTGCCCATCGTCGCGTCTCAGTGGACCTCCGTCGCCGGGAATGTCGCGTACCAGAATGGCGTGTCCATAGGCACCCTGAGTGCTCCTCCGACGGGCTCTAACCTTTACGTCC